CGCTATATGGTTCAAGTACCAAAGGGTAAAAAAGAATGGGCTATGGACACCGTGGTCATGCATGAAGCAAAGGAATTCAGTCAAGAACACTTAGGCGAACAAATTGTTAATCATCGGGTTGTGTCCGAGGAAGATGCATTAAAAATGTGCGATGAGGACAATGATTATGCAAGAGCATGGAGCGATGAGCATAAGATCAATACATTCTTTACCAAAGAGGGAGAACAGGAAATATGAAAGTTTACATAAACAATTACAAGGGTCACTGGCTTTCTCCATATATAATTATGGAGAAAGTTCTTTTCTGGAAGAAGTGGACCGATCCAAAATTTGATTTATACGATGATGGAAATGAACACTATACCAATTGGTTAGTAAAGCCAATGACATTGGTACAAAAGTTTCTTGATATCGTTGATCCTAAAATTAATTATGTAAAAATTGATCGTTGGGATACTTGGTCGATGGATCACACATTGGCATATATCATTTTGCCAATGCTAAAACAACTTAAAAAAGATAAACATGGTGCACCCTTTGTCGATGACGAGGATGTGCCAGACGAATTGAAAAGTACATCAGCCCCGCCTAAAGAAAATGAATGGGATACCGATGCTAACCACTTCAAACGGTGGGACTGGGTAATGGATGAAATGATTTTTGCATTTGAATGTAAAAATGACGATCATTCAGACGATAAATTTTCTTCAGGTGAACACGATATTAAGTGGGTGCCGGTGGACAAGGACGGGAATGAAGTGCCAAAAGGCGATCACAAGTTTTTTAAAATGGATAAAGGCCCTAAGGACACTTATACGTGTGACTATGAAGGCATGAAAGTGCAGCATGATAGAATAAAAAATGGCTTTAGATTGTTTGGTAAATACTACGAAGGATTGTGGGATTAAATGGATAACAATAAACAAGCATTTGATACTTGGTTATTTGATACCTTTGAATTAAGAGAAATACCAACTGCCAAAGTTAGAGAATTACTATGGCAGGCATGGCAAGCTGCAATAAAATATGAACAAGATAAACCAATGAGAACATATAGATGGGATGGTGTTTTGCGTTGAAAGTTAAATTACACTCATACTCCCAACCCGCAGAATACTTTGCAGAGAATATGACAGAACTCGTAGCATTTTGTGCTAGAGTTTCAAATCCATCTAATCAAGGCAATAAGGAAACTTCTGAAAAGTTAATTAAATATCTTATTGCCAATAAGCATTGGTCTCCTTTGGAAATGGTTTCTCTTACCCTTGAGATTGAAACAACAAGAGACATTGCAAGACAAATGTTACGGCATAGGTCGTTTTCATTTCAGGAATATAGTCAACGATATGCTGATCCAACAAAAGATTTAAATTTTGTCGTACGTGATGCTCGTAAACAGGATCAGAAAAACAGACAAAATTCTGTAGATTTAGATTATACCAATTCAGAGGATAGAGAATTAGACCGTTTATGGAAAGAAAAACAACAAGGTGTAATAAAAGCATCTATGGATGCATATAAATGGGCTATCAGTAACGGTATTGCAAAAGAACAAGCAAGGGCGGTATTACCCGAGGGTAATATGGAAAGTCGTCTTTATATGGCTGGGACTTTACGTAGTTGGATACACTATATTCAGCTCAGGTCCGAAAACGGCACACAAAAAGAACATATTAAAGTTGCAAAAGCATGCGCTGAGGCTATTTCTAAGATTTTTCCGCTAACTAAAGATTTGCAATTAGATATATAAGTTATGTGGATACTATCTTTTCTTCCTAATTGGATTTTTCATGCAATACTCGCAACAGGTATAATAACCGTAATTGCGAGTACTTTTCTTGGGTTCCTTCCCTTCATTCGAACCTACGCAATCCCCGCAAAAATAATAGGCTATATACTTGTAGCACTAGGTCTTTTCCTTGAGGGCGGTTTAGTAAATAATGCTGTATGGGAAGCTAGAGTAAGAGAAATGGAAGAAAAAGTAGCAAAAGCCGAGGTAGAATCTGCAAAAGAAAATATAAAAATTGTGGAAAAGATTGTAAGGAAAACCGAATACATTACTAGACGAGGTAATGATATTGTTACATATGTGGACAGAGAGATAGTTAAATATGATACAAAATTTGCACCAGGTGGTATTTGTGAGATCCCTAAAGAATTTATCAAAGCACATAATGATGCTGCAGACCAACCAAAATGAATATATTTAAGTATTTTACTTTAGTTTTATTTTCTGTTACATTAACAGCCTGTTCTACAACAGTTCCTGTTACTGCAAAATTTCCAGATGTACCCGAAAGCCTTTTAAATAAGTGTCCTCAACTTGAAAAATTAAAAGAAGATGCTAAGCTAAGTGATATATCTAAAACAGTAGCAATAAATTATACGACATATTATGAATGTGCAGTCAAAAATGATGCATGGGTTGAATGGTATCGAATTCAAAAACAAATTTTTGAATCAGTAAAATAATAAAAATTGGAGTAAGAATGACTAAAGATGTAGTCCATGGGATTAATGTCAATTATACTAGAGATAGTTTATTTGATGAATTGGGAATTAAAAGATTAAAAGAAAGTTATATGACAGAAGATGAGGTTTCTCCTCAGGAAAGGTTCGCATATGTATCCAAAGCGTTTGGCACTAATGAGAAGCATTCACAGAGACTTTATGAGTACTCATCCAAGCATTGGCTTTCTTATTCTACTCCCATTCTTAGCTTTGGTCGCAGTAAGCGTGGTCTTCCTATTTCTTGTTTTTTACCTTATCTCGATGACAGTGCTGAAGGTTTGGTTAGTACTCTCGCGGAAGTAAATTGGCTCAGTATGCTGGGCGGAGGAGTTGGAATTGGTATTGGAATTCGTTCAGCGGATGATAAGTCGGTTGGAGTTATGCCCCACCTTCGCACATATGACGCATCATCTCTCGCTTATAGACAAGGTAGGACTCGTAGGGGTAGTTATGCCGCTTATCTTGATATTTCTCATCCGGATATTCTCATATTTTTAGAAATGCGTAAACCAACAGGTGATCCTAATATGAGGACACTTAATTTACATCACGGTATTAATATTACTGATAACTTTATGCAATTAGTTGAAAAATGTATGTTGGATAAAGATGCAGATGATACATGGGAATTAAAAGATCCTCATTCCGGAGAAGTACGTGATACTATTTCAGCTAGAGAATTATGGCAACGTATTATTGAAATGAGAATGCAAACAGGTGAACCATATCTACATTTTATTGATACCAGTAACAGAGCGATGCCAGATTTTCAGAAGAAGCTTGGTTTAAGTATCAAACAATCTAATTTATGTTCTGAGATTATTTTACCTACAGATAAAGAACGCACCGCGGTATGTTGTTTGTCATCTTTAAATTTGGAGTACTACGATGAATGGAAATCTGACCCTCTCTTCCTTGCTGATGTTGCTGAAATGCTTGATAATGTTCTACAGTATTTTATTGATAATGCACCTAGTGCCATTTCCAGGGCTATTTACTCTGCTCGGAATGAGCGTAGCATTGGTATTGGAGCCCTAGGCTGGCACGCCTTTTTACAAAAAAATAATATTCCTTGGGAATCGTCCATGGCAGTGGGAAGAAACCTACAAATTTTTAAGCATATTCGAAAAGGATTAGATGAAGCAAATCTTAAATTAGGACATGAGAGGGGCGAGGCGCCCGATGCTGCAGGTACAGGTAGACGTTTTTCTCATATGCTTGCTATTGCTCCTAACGCTTCTTCTTCTATTATTATGGGAAATACTTCTCCTTCCGTTGAGCCATTACGTGCTAACGCCTATAGACAAGATACACTAAGTGGTTCTATGCTTAATAAAAATAAATGGCTTGATAGAGTTATTCAAGATCATTTATCTAGCGATAGTGGAACAATATCTCAAAATGATTATAATGACATTTGGTCTTCAATTATTGCGAATGACGGGTCAGTACAACACTTAACTTGGATGAATGATTGGACAAAAGATGTATTTAAAACATCTATGGAAATAGACCAACGCTGGGTTATCCAACACGCCGCCGATAGACAGCAATATATAGATCAAGCACAATCTGTTAATCTGTTCTTTAGACCAGATGCAAATATTATGTATTTGCATGCTGTACATTTTATGGCATGGAAGCAAGGATTGAAAACCCTTTACTATTGCCGCTCTGAAAAGATTGGCAAAGCAGATAAAGTCTCTAAAAGAATTGAAAGAGAAGTTATTAAAGAATTAGATATGAAAGCAATAATTGAGGGTGATACTTGTTTGGCTTGCGAAGGTTAAATATGCAAACACCATTTTTACATGAACAATACGTCAGATACACATGCCAAAGGTGTGGACACGACGCTCATTGTCAGGGCTCCTGCCCTTCTAACCCTTGTTCTTGTAATAAGTGCGAATGCGCGGAATGCCGAGATAAAGACGATAATATTGTCAAGGGAAATAATTAAATTATGTAAGAAGAATGCCCATTATGCGGCGGTAAACATCTAAAAATAAGGAAATAAAATGGCAACGAAAAAAGAAACAGTAGTTAACGAAAAAATTATTGAAGCAGTTAACGAAGCAATGGTAAGCGAAGCAACAGGCAAAAAGTGGTACTATAGTAAAACTTTCTGGGCTAATATTGTAGCAGGTGTATTAGTAATAGTACAAACAAATTATGGCTTTGTAGTTCCTGCGGAATATCAAATGCTTTTAATGGGTGCTATTAATATGGGCCTAAGAAAGATTTCTAGCGGCGAAGTAACTTGGTAATATATGGCCTACTCAGATAAGGTAATCGATCATTACGAAAACCCTCGGAATGTAGGCAAGTTTGAGACAGACGACACAATCGGCACAGGTATGGTGGGGGCACCTGCTTGTGGCGACGTCATGAAACTACAAATAAAGGTAGAAGATGGTATTATTAGAGATGCTCGCTTCAAGACATATGGATGTGGTTCCGCAATCGCTTCTAGTTCACTCGTTACAGAATGGGTCAAAGGGAAAACATTGGATGAAGCATTCACTATCAAAAATAGTGCCATTGCTGAAGAACTTGCTCTCCCGCCAGTAAAAATACATTGTTCTATTTTAGCAGAAGATGCTATAAAGGCTGCAGTATTAGACTATAAGAAGAAACATGATCTCGTTAACTGAAAAAGCATATGATAAAATTAAAACTCAACTTCAGAAACGGGGTAAGGGTGTTGGTATTAAACTAGGCGTAAAAACTACAGGTTGTAGTGGATTGGCATATACACTTGAATATGTGGATAAGTATGAAGAAACCGTAGGTGTAATTAATTACGCACATAAAGATTTTATAGTTTTAGTTGATATAAAAAGTGATATATATCTGAAAGGATTGACCATGGATTGGGTTAGAAATGGTCTAAACGAGGGATTCGATTTTAAAAATCCAAACGAACGAGACCGCTGTGGTTGCGGAGAAAGTTTTAGGGTATAAATGGCACATATCGTAGCAAATCTTCCTACAGTAAAATGTTTTGTTCGCAAAGAATTTCTTTATGATTTTGAAAAAGGTCACGGAGAACTTGAACCTTGCTGGTGGGTTAGTGTTAAGTCTCTAAGAGGCCAAGCATTTCGTATTGAATCATATCTAAATAATTATGGCGCATTGTATGATAAATTACCTCTGCATGCATATTGTTGGAAACCAATTGAGGGAGAACCTCTACCTTTAGATTATCTTCAGTTGTGGGATTGCCTTTCATATGATATAGCTGTTATAAAGAAAGCACAGTTACAATCAATGAAGTGTAAGTTTAAATTAAAAAATGGAGATTGGATGTATGGTGTTTATCTTTTTACAGTTGATAGTGCTCATCCTGATTTTAACACACTTGATACAGGTTTTAGCGAGGATGTCGAGGATCACAAGTCTTATAATTTCATCCAGTGTGATAATGGTCAGTTTGCTGCTCAGCCAAATAATCGTTTAATCATATTAGAACCAAGTAGTAATCCAAAAGAACTAAAATACCCAGACTTTAAAGTTGCAACAAAGAAATGGTCAGTTGAAACGGATTCAAAATGGGCACTCGGCGAAACTAACACAGTAATGTACGAGGGACAAAAATGATAACCATAACAGAATCAGCAAAGACAAAAATTTTAGATCTTTTTATAGAAGAGGGTAATCCCGATTTATGTTTAAGGACATTTGTACAAGGTGGTGGTTGTAGTGGAATGAGCTATGGGTTTACATTTGATGAGGTAATGAATGAGGATGATTTTGAAATACCTCTCGAAAAAACTAAAATATTAATAGATGCTATGAGCATGCAGTATCTACAAGGTGCAAGCATAGATTACAAAGAAGATATACAAGGCTCACAGTTTGTTATAAAAAATCCAAATGCGGAAACAACCTGTGGTTGTGGTAGTAGTTTTTCTGTATAAAAAGAATAGGCAAAAATGAAAAAGACAAAAATGACGGATGATAGAAATTCGTTTAAACCCTTTAATTACCCCTGGGCATATGATGCATGGTTAAAACATGAACAAAGCCATTGGTTACATACCGAAGTACCCATGCATGAGGATGTTAAAGATTGGAAAAAGAAATTATCAAATGAAGAAAAACAATTCCTTACGCACATCTTCCGATTCTTTACTCAGGGAGATATTGATGTCGCTGGTGGATATGTCAAAAATTATCTACCTTACTTTCCGCAACCTGAAATAAGAATGATGCTTATGGGTTTTGCAGCCCGTGAGGCATTACATATTGCGGCATATTCTCATTTAATTGAGACACTAGGATTACCAGAAACAACTTACAATCAATTTCTAGAATATCAAGAAATGAAAGATAAGCATGACTTTGTTCTTGATATTTCATCTAAGAATGGTACGATTGCTTCAACCGCAGAACATATTGCGGTGTTCAGCGCATTTACTGAAGGTATGCAACTATTCAGTTCCTTTATTATGTTACTTAACTTCCCTCGTATGGGTAAGATGCGCGGTATGGGACAAATTGTTACTTGGTCTATTGTTGATGAAACACAACACGCCGAGGGCATGATTAAATTATTCCGTAACTACATCGAAGAAAATAAGGAGATATGGAATGATACTCTCAAAGAAAAGATCTACTCGATTGCGGAGAAGATGGTTAGTCTTGAAGATAAGTTTATTGAACTGTCTTTCAAATCTGGCGCTATCGAAGGGTTAACAGAGAACGACGTAAAGGAATATATTCGTTACATTGCTGACAGACGTCTAATTAGTCTTGGACTAAAAGGCATCTTTAAGCGTAAAAAGAATCCTTTACCATGGGTTGAAGAAATGATCAATGCTCCAACGCATACTAATTTCTTTGAAAACAGAGCAACAGACTACGCAAAAGGTGCCTTGTCAGGAAACTGGCATGATGTGTGGGGAAAGGCTGCATGAAAAATTTTGATGAGATAAGAGAAAGAAAGTATCCTGATGGTACTTTAATTAATAAAAAATTACCTCCTGCATATGCTTTAGGTAATAGTAAAGAAAATTGCGCAAATTGTGGGGCATATGTACCAGGAACAAAATATTGTAAAACCTGGGATGCTAAGGTGAAACCTAATTATTGGTGTAAAAAATGGATTCCGATAAAAAAACAAACTACGTAATAGTTCGCAGACAAATTTGTGATACGTGTGAACATAAAAAAATTATTATTGGTGCAAAATTTTGTGATTCGTGCGGTTGCGCCATATGGGGCAAGACATTAATTAAATGGGAAAAATGCCCTGAAGGTAAATGGAATGCCGAAGAAAATTGATTATGCACATATGACGGCTGCGGAGGCATATGCAGATCTATCTTATGCGAGAAGATTAAAGGTTGGTGCTATTATAACTAAAGATGATAGGGTTATATCTATAGGTTATAATGGTACTCCTGCGGGATGGGATAACAACTGTGAAGATGTAATACGAGAAACTTTTACTTATGGTGTCGGTCAATCCATCGAAGAATACGAAGGTGCAAACTATACATTAAAGACTAAAGCTGAGGTAATTCATGCTGAGTCAAATGCTATAGGTAAATTAGCTCGTTCGACAGAATCAGGCGAGGGCGCTACAATGTATATTACCCATGCACCTTGTTTTGAATGTAGTAAAATGATTCATGTGGCAGGTATAAATAAAGTATTCTATCGTACCCCTTATAGAAATACTAATGGTATAGAATTTTTAAATCAATGTAAAATTGAAGTGGAGCAAATATGAGTAATAAAATTATAGGAATTACTTGCAGTACTTTTGATCTCTTTCATGCTGGTCATGTTATCATGCTTGAAGAGGCAAAAAGACAATGCGATCATTTAATCGCAGCAATCCAAGTCGACCCAACAATCGACAGGTTAAGTAAAAACAAACCCGTACAATCCATAATCGAACGACAAATACAAGTTGCAGCTTGTAAACACGTCGATGAGATTATTGTATATTCTACAGAAAAAGAACTTGAAGATATCTTTATGTCTTTACCTATTGATGTTCGTATCTTGGGTGAAGAGTATAGAGATACTGAGTACACAGGCAAAGTTATCTGTGAGAAAAGAAAAATTGACATTTATTTTAACAAGCGAGATCATTACTTTAGTTCATCAGATCTAAGAACAAGAGTATTTGAAACTGAAGCAAAGAAGAGAGGAATCGACACATGGCAAAAAATAAACACCACGAGTGCATCGAATGTGATGCCGTCTTCAAGATAAAACATGATCTTGACGAACGTCATTATAATGTAGGGTTTTGTCCATTCTGCGGTGCCACTATAGATGAAGATCAAATAGATGAGCAATACGAAGATCTCGACAACGACGACGAAGACCTGTCCTAAGTGTGGGATACAACACAACAAGCCCGGTAAATTTTGCACCCGGGCTTGTGCCAATTCAAGGCAATGGTCGGAGGAACAGAAACAAGTATTCTCTGAAAAGCAAAAAGATTATATGGCTCGGGATGAGTCAGAATATCACAGATATAAGAAATCTGTACAGACATCCATGTTCATTAAGACTGGCACAATGGGCAAAGGTTTGGCAACCGAGCGACTCGAGGATGTAATGACGGATCCTGAGGACTATTTCATAGTCCCACCCCGTGTGGATACCGACAGATACTCCGAAGATGGAGATATATGGGAAATTATAGAACAATAAATACTTATTTAGATAGGTGTTTATGTGGCTTTATAATAATATTCCCTTTGAGGAAATACCAGAAACTGCGTATGGTTATGTATATTTGATTACAAATACTGTTACTGGACGGAAATACATAGGTAAAAAACTTTTTTGGTTTCGTAAAACTAAACAGGTTAAGGGCAAAAAGAAGCGTATAAAGGTCGAATCAGATTGGCGAGATTATTGGTCCTCATCCGAAGAAGTTAAAAAGGATGTAGAGACAGTTGGAACAGATAAATTTATAAGAGAGATATTACATATTTGTCCCAATAAGGGATCTTGTAATTATCTTGAGGCAAGAGAACAAATGGATCGCAGAGTATTGGAAACTGAAGATTATTATAATGGCCAAATACAATGCAGAGTACATAGAACGCATATAAAAATAGGAAAATAATATGCCAGTTATATTCACAGGCGGAGTGGCAATATCAAACGGGCTATCCGTATTTGTGCCGCTTCCCCCACTTAGTTTAATAGATTATCTAATAGTTGCAGGTGGGGGCGGAGGTGCCGGTAATAGCGGGGGAGGCGGTGGTGCTGGAGGATTAAGACAATCTACCGTAACTATTGCCCCAGGCACCCCATATACTATTACTGTTGGCAGCGGAGGTTCTGCAGGGCAGGCCAATGCCGGTGCTCTTCAACAGGGCGGCAAAGGCGCCAATTCATCATTAATAGGCGGTGTGGTTAGTATTTCCACTACTGGCGGAGGTGGCGGGGTCGGCGCAGATCAAGGGCCAGGTACGCTTCCGGGACAAAATGGCGGATCCGGCGGAGGTGGTTCTGGAGGACACCCATTAGGAGGCACAGGAAATGAAGGCAGTTATAGTCCGGTAGAAGGATACGCAGGCGGCACAGGCACTACTTCACCCGCGTATTTGGGTGGCGGTGGCGGTGGCTCTGCTTCTGCAGGTGTAAATGCAAATGGGATAACACCGGGTGTTGCTGGTAATGGTGGAGCTGGCACATCATCTAGTATAACTGGATTAAATTACGCAGGCGGCGGTGGAGGCGGAACTAGAAATGGACCAGGTACACAAGGTACAGGTGGCACAGGCGGCGGTGGCGCTGGTAATTTCAGTAATAATGCCGGCATAGATGGTAATACTAATACTGGTGGTGGCGGTGGCGGTGGCGGTTGGGCTAGTTCGTATGGAGGGGTGGGAGCAACCGGCGGGTCTGGATTAGTTGTTTTGCGTCATCCTTCTGCATATTCTGCTGCAAATACCACAGGAGCTAATGTAGTTGTAACATCTTCAGGTGGAAATGTTGTATACAACTTCTATAGCTCAGGAACAATCACATTTAGTTAGGAACATAATATGTCAATTACAATCACAGGCGGAATGGCATTAGTAGGCGGCGCGTTATATGCATCTGAACCACCTCCACCTGTCCCACTTAGTTCAGTACAATATTTAGTTGTTGCGGGGGGCGGTGGTTCAGGGGCCACTGTTGGTAATGATGGTGGTGTTGCTGGAGCTGGCGCAGGAGGATTAATAACCAATAGTGCATTGGCAGTCACTCCCGGTACGTTATATACAATAACAGTTGGCGCAGGTGGTGCTGGAGGTATAGGTTCTGCTAACGTAGAAGCTACTCTTGCAGGTGCAAATGGCGCAAATACTTCGATAACTGCAGCATCCTATGCATCAAATGTAATTGCCATTGGCGGCGGTGGCGGTGGCGGTATAACTTCTGCTACTGGTTATGCAGGAAAACCTGGAGGATCAGGTGGAGGTGGAGGCTATGGTCCTGCTCCAACGGCAGGTGCTGCCGGAACAGGGACGCCTGGACAAGGCAATCCTGGTGGGTCGGGTTCACCTGGTAATAATTATGGAGGTGGGGGTGGAGGTGGTGCAGGAGCAGTTGGTGGATCTGGCGGAGCTGGTGGTGCTGGTTCAGGCGGAGACGGATCACCCTCTACAATAACAGGTGCTAATGTGTATTATGCTGGCGGTGGTGGTGGCGGCACATGGAACGGTAGAGGAACTGCAGGCACAGGCGGTTTAGGTGGCGGTGGCGCAGGGGCGGTGGGCTCAGGTTTGGGTACTGTAGGTACCGTAAATACTGGAGGTGGTGCAGGCGGTGGAGGAACCTCCCCAAGCGGATCACCATTTATTAATGGTGTTGCTGGTGGTTCTGGTATTGCGTTTATTCGTTATCCAAATACATTTGCAACTGCAACAACCACAGGTTCACCAAACGTAACCTATGCCAATGCCAACATCATCTACAGATTCTGGCAATCCGGAACAATTATTTTTAATTAGGAAACAATATGGCATTAACAATTAGCGGCGGTGTAATATTTTCAGGGCTTACCCTTACCCCTCCACCTCCGCCACCACCACCCTTTACATTAAGTTATCTATTAGTAGCAGGCGGGGGTGGCGGCGGCGGGGCATTTTATGCTGGAGGCGGCGGTGCTGGAGGCTATATTGCCAATAGTATTGTGGTGCCCACCTTATCTTCGTATAGTTTTAATTTTACACTGGGGGGCGGGGGTGCTGGGGGCGGTGCAGCAGGTGCAAGTGGCACCCCGTCAACCCTATCTTCTGCAGCATTTAGTGCAAATCTTATTGCCGTAGGTGGTGGTGGTGGCGGTACAAATGATGGCGTTAACTTTAATGGACTATCTGGCGGATCGGGTGGCGGAGCAGCAAATCCATCTGGCAACTCAGGACCAGCTAATACTGGAGGTGCAGGTACAGCTGGACA